CTCGCCGATGTAGAGGCCGCCCTGCATCAAAGAGCAGGTCGCGTTCGCATAGCCCGCGAACCGGTGAACGAACTCGGCGGTCTGCACGCCCGACGGGGTCTGGATCGTCTCCGACGTCGCGGCGCCCTGGAGCGAGTCCACCGTCACCGCGCCGTCCATGTAGCGGTCAGGGTCGAACACCTCGAGCGAATAGACCGTCGTCTCGTCGTGCAGGCGCTCGACAACCGCCCAGCACTCGCCCTTGTAGGAGCAGACGTTCCGGAACTCGCCCGTCGTGTCCCACAGCGTCCAGCCAAAGATTTCCGCGCTGTCCGAGTAATAGACCACGGCCATCGTGCCGTCGGTGTTGACTGAATAGACGTAGCGTTCAGGATCCACCGGCGAGCCCGACACATAGGCCATCGACACCGGATCGTTGATCAGGTGCGCGCTCAGCAGCGACACGTCCGCCGTTCGCCAGGACCGCCGCACGTCGCCCGTCGGGAAGGCGCCGAGAACCGACTTGCCGCCGGCCTCCGCGAACATGACGCCCTCGCTGATCTGGACCGGGCGGCAGTTGCTGGCGCCGTCGGGCCCGACCTTCAGGACCTGAAAGCTCGTCGGACGGATCGGGTTCTGCTCGCTCTCCGGATAGTAGTAGAGGCCGCGATCCGTGAAAAACAGCAGCTGCTCGGACGAGAAGACGTGACGCACGACGCCCGCGTTCGCGTCGCCCAGCTCCTCGAAAATCGCATCCTGGTCGTTCACGCCCACGGCATAGTCGCGGAAATCGCCATAGGCCGACGCCAGGACCCCGAACTTCACCTCGGGCAGACGCGCCATCCAGCGGCGGTTCTTGTGCACAGCGCCCGTCGACGGATAGCCGCGCAGGGCGCTGATCGCCTGCTCCTGCCAGTCCAGCACCGCCGCGTTCGACGTCCCCGTGGGGGCACCCGTGTTCTTGGTCGAGCCGTTCGGACCCGTGATCGTCTCGCCCAGCGACGTGCCGGCGTCCCACGCGAAACCGGTGAACTCCTGCATCAGCAGCGTCAGGCTTCCGCCCCCGCTCGCGGTCACCTCTGCCCGCGCGAAGCTGTCGCGGCCGTCGACGATCGAGCCGATGTCGAACCCGTCCGACGATTCCACGGCCAGGGTCACCGTCGGATGCAGCCGCTGGATCACGTCTGCCGACACCGTATCGCCGTCGATGTACGCCTTGACCTGGACCTCGCGGCCCTGAAGCGTCAGGCGCAGTTCGTCGTGGCCGGTGACAAAGGTGCCGGTCGCGCTGGCCTGCAGCGTGATCCCGGCGCCCGTCAGCGCACTCGGCGTCAGGGTCACGCCATCGTTCGCGAACCGATAGTAAGGCTGGCGCAGGGAGCCGCCCAGCCCGTCCGCGAACGTCTCGGTGATCGCGCTCCACACGCCCGCGTCCGACCGCTCGATGCGTTGCGTCGCCAGGTCCGGGTGATAGACCCACGCCTGGTTCGCGTAGCAGTCCACCAGCAGCGGATCGACCGCGTCCTGCAACATGGTCAGGGTCCACGCGCAGCCTGTGACCGACTGCACCAGCGCCCGCGTGTCCTTATCCCAGACGTCGAACCGCTGATGCGACAGGACCAGCACATAGGCGTCGTCGCCGACCACCATCATCGCGCACAGGCCGAACCCCGGCAGGGCGCTCACACGCGCCGTCGACGGCCGCTCCTCCAGAATGCCGGACACGCGGATCCGCACATTGCGCGCCCGCTCGACGCTCGACGCACGAACCTTCAGGTCGACGCGCCGAATATGGCCGTCGCCGACCTCGCCTGTCTCGAAACTGGCCTGGGCGTACTGGACCATCTAGCGGTACTCGATCCTCGCGCGCGACCGGGCGCGGGCGGCCGTCAGGTCCCACTCGTCAGGGTCAGGAAGGGTGGACGACGTCTTGTCGCGGCGCATCGCCCGGCGTTCGAGGAAGGCGGCGCGGGCCTCGCGGTTGTCGGCCTCGCTGAACTGCTCCAGCGACCGCAGGAACACGGCCTCCATGCGAAGCTGCATGGCGATGGCGAGATCAGCCGGCCACCGCGATTCCGGGGCCCGGAACGTGAAATAGGCCGTGGCCTCGCTCACGTCCTGCAGGATCGAGATGGCCTTGGTCGAGGCGGTCCAGGTTTCCTGCCAGTCCAGCCGGACGGCGCTGTCGCCGCCCATCTGAACCCAGCGCAGGGCCAGCATGTCCGTCGGCGCCGCCCAGACGCCCGACCACGGCGGAACCGGATCGTCGGCTAGCAGCGTCAGGTCTTCGGACTTGGAGGCGAAGGTCCAGCCGTGCTGCGTCAGCGCCGTCTCGACCAGGATTTCATAATGGGCGTCGACGAGGCGCGAGACGGACGAGTTGTCGTCCAGGCTCTCGATGACGACGCCGAAGCCTTGCGACGCCGCCGCCTTGACGATCCCGATTTTCGACGACGCCATGCGCCTTCTCCTTCAGGCCGCGGCCTCAAGGTGCGGCGGTTGTGTCAGCCCTTGCGCCGGGCCGGGGGGCGGCCACGGCGAGCGGGTTTCGGGGCGGCGGGCTTGGCCGGATGAGGCGCCGGAGCGGGCGCGGATAGAGCCACGTCTCCACCGGCTGACTGGCCGCTTTCGTCCGTGACGGAGGCGACCGAGCCGCCCGGCTCGCCGTTTTTGTCGTGGTCGAAGGCGGCCGGGTCCGCTCCGTTGAAGGGCGTGACGCGCTCCATCCAGGAGCCCAGCGGGCCATTCCAGGAGAAGGTGTCGCCCTCCTTGCGAATTCTCCCGCCGGCATAACCCTTCTGGACGGCGCGGACGTCCTTCATCAGAGCGGCGCCTGCTGGTTGCCCATGGTGACGGCGGCGTCGATCTTGCCGGCCGTCGCGTTGGAACCGGCCACGGTGTAGAGCAGGCGGATGTAGCGCTCGGTCGTCTTCAGCGGGATCGAGTCGATGTTGAAGACGTAGCCCGCCACCAGGGTCGCGGCCGCGATGGCTTCGGTTTCCAGCACAAGCGTTGGCGAACCGAAAGCCTCGTCGTTGTCCGTCTGGACCCCAACCTTCAGGCTGGTCAGGGTCGCGAAAGCCTCGGTCACCTGAATGTGGATCGGCACCTTGCCGCCCTTACCGAAGTCGCGGGGCAGGGCCGCGGCACCGCCATAGATGGTCCCAGGCGCGCCCAGGTCGATGACATTGGTGGACGCGGCGGTCGCGGTGACCGCCTGGCTGTCGGAGAAGATCTGGTTCTGCGAACGGATCATCGGTCTGTCTTTCTCTGGGTCCGCCGCTTACGCGGTCGGGACCACGGCTTCCGTGTTGAGGATGGCGTCGCTGACCCGCAGGGGGATGCCCCGGAAGGTCAGCACCTCCTTGCCCTCGATCTCCATCGGACGCAGGCGGATGAAGTTGTCGCTGGCGCCGGCGTTCGAGCCGAGCGCATCCAGCGCCTCGAGGATGGTCGCGTTGCAGTAGATGGCCGCGCGCATCGGCTCGACCTCAGACTCTCCGCCGCCCATGCGACGGAAGGCGTCCATTCGGGCGCGATAATAGGCGGAGCGCATGAGTCCGTAGAGATCGACCGACCCGGCGATGACCTCCGAGACGTCGATGTTGGCGATGCGGGCGTTCTTGCGCCAGTCGCCAGTCGCGATGCCGTTGTGCCAGGTGAAGAGTTCCTCCTGGACGTAGTAGGCGTCGCCGTTTCCGTCGGTCACGCGCTGCTCGCCCTTGTCCTCGCGCTGGAGGCCAGCGGCCGTGCCCTGCGGATAGATGAAGTGGGTCGCGCGGGCGCCCCAGGTCACGAACCAGATCGAGGTGTTGTCGGAGCCGGAGCCGCCGCCGTGGATCACCTGATTGCCGGCGCCGCCGCCGCCGCGCACGTTGAAGCGCGCAGCCAGGCCCTTGAAGCCGTCGGGGTTCGTGGCGGTGTCCTCGTAGAAGACGGCCTCGGCCATCGACTGATTCATACCCTCGAGGTGGCCGGTCGCCTCGTTGAGGCGAATCTGGTTCTCCTTGCCGGGGTTCAGCTTCAGGAGGCGGGTATCGACGCCCGATCGGGCTTCGAGGAAGCCGGTCGTGTCATCGACCTGCTGATAATCCGACTTCGACTGAGGCGTGCCCTTGTAGAGCCGGCCCCAGCTTGCCGTCGGCAGACCGGTGCGGATTTGGTGGCGATGGATCGTGCCCTTGTTGCACTCCACCGAAACCGCATCCTCGAGGATGGGGTTCTGCCGGTACAGAATCTCGATCACGGAGGCCTCAGCCGCGTGACCGCCCTGCTTGTGAACGTCGATCAGGTCGACGTAGGTGCTGCCGATGGTCGCCATGGCTTATGCTGTCCTGGTCTGAGGATAGAGGATGTCGATGGTCGATTTCTTCGCCGGCAAGTCGGTGTTGGCCGGTGCGGCCGCCTGCGGGCTGCGCTTGGCGAGCGCGACCAGTTGTTCGAGCGCCGGGGTCAGGGCCGGCATGGTCTTGATGGCGCCGGTCAGGAGCGCGGCGTCGGCTGACTTGACGTTGGCACCGACGAACGCCTCAACGGCGGCGACGCGGGCAGCCTTGTTCTCGCCAAGCGCGTCCATCTGGGCGGTCAGGTCGGTGATGACCTCCTCCTGGGCGGCGATCTGCAGCTGGGCGTAGCCGTCGAGCAGCTTCTGGAACTCGCCCTTGGGCGTCCCGGCGGCCTTGAGCGTGTCGGCGGCCAGTTTCAGGAACGGGTCGTCGGCCTGGATCTCGACCGCGAAGCCCTCCGGAACCTTGACGGCCTCCGAGAGCGCGAAATCGTAGGTGTCATCGCCCTGCGGCACGTCGGCCAGGCGGGCGGCGTCGGCTTCGGTCTTTTCGCGCAGGGCCGCGACCAGGTCGGCGACCTTTACGCCGGTCTTGTCGTCCCAGAAGGCGTCGTCCAGTCCCTCGGGGCGGACGAGGCCGGAACCGGCGTCGGCTCCGGACGCTTCGGTCGATGCGGATTCGGCGGTTTGGCCGGCGACAGCTTCGGCTCCCGCGTCCGCACCAGCGGTCGCAGCAGTCTGGACGGCCTCATCGGCGCCCTTGTCCGTCGTCTGTTCGGCCGTCTCGCTCATCGCGCAGCTTCTCCGGGAGAAGTTCCAGTTCTCGGATCAGGCTGCGGCGGCCCTCGAATGCGAACAATGCACCGGCATTCGGCGTGTCCGGAGCGAGCGGGGCTGAGATGTGGCGGTCCTTCAGGCGCTGGATCAGCGCGGGCCATCCGGGGTGCGATGTCAGGGCCAGGACGGCGTCGATTTCGCCCTTCGGCGCGGCCTTCACCGCCTCGACCGCCTCTCGGCCGGCGCGGATTGCTTCCCAGCGGGTAGGCGTCTTCTTCGGTTGGCGGCTCACGCGGCGCTCACGGGCGGTGTGCCGGGCGCCGTCTCGAGCCCCGGCGCCATGCCGGGCTGACCCAGCACGCCGCGCAGGAGCTCGTCGGCCTGTTCTTCCTTGCGCATCACGATGTTCGCGTCATTCAGCTTGGACTTGATGTTCTCGAAGGTGGCCCGGGCGTCGACGAAGCCCGCGACCAGCTGGCCGTCGAAGGCCGCCCGCGCCGCGTTCAGAATCTGGAACGACGACTGGACGGACTCGTAATCCTGCTGACGGGCCAGCGGATTCTGCGGCCGGGCGCGGATGGCCTGGTCACGGCCTTTCACCAGGATCAACTCGTCGATGGTCCCGGCTTCCATCAGCATGAACTCGAACCGCTCGACGATCGCCAGAACCGCCTCGGCGTACAGCTTGCCCGTCGGCATCTCGAGGCGCCGGCCTTCCTCAGCCTTCTCGTCGGCCCACTGGAACGCGGTCGGCGGGGTCAGGCCGCGCTGACGCGGTCCCGCCTGGAACCCGGCCCGGCGGACCTTGTCCGCGAGCTTGGCCTCCTGGAAATAGCCGGCGTCGAGGCGCGCGGACGGCTCCCAGAAGTCGATGCGCGAACCCTTCTCTCGCGGGATCGCGGACCCGGGCGCCAGGCCGCCCTCGAAATTCAGCGTGCCGTCATCGTCATAGAAGAACGGCGGGTCGACGTT